ATTACGTGTGCGACGAGTGTAGCGCCGCATGGTCTGCCGGTGACCGCGCGTGGTCGATGCAACGCCCGTTATTGGTGTCGCGCGGTCAATCGGTCAACGAGGCCGGCGAGGTGGTCGGCGACATGCCAGAGACAAATACGTATGGGTTCCGCTGGGACGCGATGACCTCGCCGTTGTTGACGATGGGCGATATCTCCGAGCCAGAATGGCGCGCGGAGCAAAGCGGCAGCGACGACGACGAACGCAACGTTGCACAGTTCGTATGGGTTGAACCATACGAGGGATCTATTGACCTGACCGGGCTATCGCGTGATGGCGTGTTGAGGAAGATCGGGACATGGCCGCGCGGTCGATATCCCGAAGGATCGACAAAGGCGAGCGTCTTCATCGACTTGGGGCTATATCGTTGCTGGTGGGCGGCGATTGCCTGGCGTTCAGATCCGGTGCGCGGCGATGTGATGGACTATGGCTGCATCGAAGTTCCGCAAATGCACCGCAACGCCGACCCGTTGGCCATATTGTCTAGCCTACGCGCGTTCCGCGACGACGTTCTTCGCACGGGTTGGATATGCGGCGACCGGGCGCGCCCTGCCGACATCGTGCTGGTAGACGGCGCGTATCAAACCGACATCGCGCGCCGGTTCGTCGAAGAGTCGACCGGCGGCAAGGATTACTGGATGACACATGGTTACGGCAGCAGGAAGGGCCAGCACCAATACCGGGCGCCGAAAGCTGGCAACGGGCGCACCATTGGCAACCATTGGGCGTTGGTGCCGCAGGACAACGCGCCGCCGGTCGCCATGTTGGACGCCGACCATTGGAAGACGCGAGTGCAAGACGGTTGGCGTGCTGGCGACACCGCGAACGGTACGTTGCACGTATTCAAGGCAGAACAGCGCGACCATTGGCAGTTTGCAAAGCACCAAGTCGCCGAACGGCAGGAGGAGGAGTTCATCCAGGGCAAAGGCGTGGTTCGCGTGTGGAACGTCGTCCACAAGCACAACCATTGGCTTGATTGTGTGGCGGGCAACTGTGCGGCGGCTGACATGATTGGTATCAAGATCATGCCGCCGCAGGAACGGGCGGCGCCACGCCCATCGTCGGAACAAGAATTTAATCCGTACACGAACCGGCCACCAGGCCAATACTAAGCAGGAGGCAAAATGGCACGCAGGAAAACAGGCACGACGACGACAGCGGCGAAACTGCCGACGACTACCCGCCCGGAGACCCCGGCGGCAAAGCCAGCGAATGCGCCGCTGCCACGCGGCAAGATGGTACCGGTGGTGGTGGACCTGCCGCAGTGTGCGCATTGCGGCACGTCGAGCGCCAATCACGCCAAGAGTGGAGTCGGCATGGTGGGCACGGTGATGAAACGGCGGTATCGGTGCATCAAGTGCGGACTGCGATTCCGCGTGGACGTTTGCAAAGTGCGCGAAAGTCACGCGCTACCGCGTAATAGCGGCTTGGCAACCCGGTAAATAGGCGCGATGGTATCATATAATTGAGAATAGCGCCGCCGGTTGATCCCCGGCGGAGGTTAAGAGCTAAAGGGCCGTGCGGGCCGCACCTCGCACGGCCCTTTGCTATTCCTACCAGGAGATAACATGAGCAGAGCGACAAGACTGGCCGCGCGATTGGTCAAGATACAGGCGCGCATTGCCGAAGTAGAGGCGCAATACCCCTACGTTGTCGCCGCGCGGCAGGGGCAGGACAACTACCAGCGTTTTGAGAACCAGGATATGCGCCAGGTTCACGATGCGTACATGGAACTACTCGACCAAGAGGAGTTCCTGCAAGCCGAAATCGACGCCGAGAACGGCACAGAAAACACCGATTGCCGAGGGGCAGAGTTTCGGAGGCCGTTGTAATGCGCCAGGTCGATCATTCCATGAGCTTCATCAACCGCGCTATCGGCACCGTTGCGCCGCTTACCGCATTGCGTCGCCATGCCGCGCAGCTTCAGCTTCGCGCCTATTTGTCCGGCGCCGACACCGGGCGGCACACTGGCGACTGGCGCAAGATCGGCGTGGACGCCGAGGACGTATGGCAGAGCGACGGGGGCAAGCTCCGCGAGCGGGCGCGGTTCCTTTGCACGGCGAACCAATACGCCAAGGCCGCGCTTGACACACTGTTTGAGATGATGGTCGGCACGGGCATTCACACGCAATGCCGTATCCGCTTCACTGATGACGTGAAAAAGAACGACAAAGCTAACCAGGCCGTCGAGGACCAGAAAAAGCGATGGATGGAATACGATTGCGACTCTGCCGGTGACGGCTACGCAAAGATGAACTGGTACGAGATGCAAGAACTCGTTAGCCGGTCGTCCATGCGCGACGGCGAAGTACTGGTCATCCGGCGCACTCAACGGAAGCCGACGAGCGGCGTGCCACTGGCGTATCAGATCGTGGACGCCAGCCGGCTCAGTACGTCCGCATTCAAATCGGCCACCGGCGGCGAGATTGCCGATGGCATCGAGTACGACAGCTTAGGCCGCCCGGTCGCGTACCACATCGACACCGACAGCGGCTATCAGACAAAGACCGAGATCATCCCCGCGCGGTACGTCAATCACATCTTCCGTCGTGACTGGGCCGACCAACGGCGCGGGTGGTCATGGTTTACGCCCGTCATCCCGAGCATCTACCAAGTCAGCGACGTCATCGAATACGCCCTGATCGCGCGCAAGGTGCAATCCGCCATCGCGCTCATTATCACGCAGAGCGGCATGGGTGGCGGCACTATTCCCGGATTCGGCGGCGACACTGACGCCAACACCGTCAAAAAGCAATACATCGAGCCGGGCCTAATACTGCGCGAGCCAAACGGCGCCACAGTACATAGCCACGTGCCCACGCCATCCAGCGACCTAGACCAACTGACTGCGCTGTTGCTGCGTGGTGTCGCCGCCGGGCTGGGACTATCATACGAATACCTGAGCGGCAACTACAGCGCGATGAACTTTGCCGGCGGTCGTATCGCCGGGCTATCGACCAAGCGTCACGCCGAGTGGGGCAATGCGTGGTTTTGCCGCGCGCATGAGCGCCCGTTCCACCGCGACTGGATCAACTTCGCAACACTGGCCAACGTCATCCCGATTGCCCCGCGCCAGGCCGACCAGTACGCAGCCGAGTTTTCCCGCCCGCGTATCGAGTTTGCCGTCAACCCGCAGCAGGAAGTGCGCAGCGCGTTGCTCCGCATGGACGCCGGCTTGTCGAGCCTGCAACAAGAGATCGAGAACGGCGGCGGCGATATCGGCGAAACGCTGACCAGCATCCAACGCAGCATCGCCCGCGGTGACGCCGCGGACCTTGTGATTCACCAAGCACTACGGGCCGACGACTTTACCGGAGGCGATACCGATGGCTAAGACCAAGCAAAGCAAGGCACCGGCGCAACCGCAAGAGGAAGCGCCGCCCGTGCAACACAACCAGCGGCGCTACGACGGGCGCATGTCCGTGCGGATTGCGCCGGCAACGCTCAACACCGATACCCGTGAAGTCGACCTAACCATCGCCACCGAGGCGCCGGTCCCAATGTACGAATGGGACCGCGATTGCTACGTAGACGAGGTGCTACTGATGGACGGGCTGCACCTCGATGAGGTGCGACGCGGCAAGCTGGTGTTACTTGACAGCCACGCAATGGACAGCGTTCGGCGTGTACTGGGCAGCGTTGTCGAATTGCGCGTTGACGGCGACCAGTTCGCCGGGCGGGCGCAGTTCTCGACCGTGAGCGGCCCCGAATTTACGAAAGTGCAAGAGGGACACGTGGACGAAGTGAGCGTCGGCTACCGAGTCGCCGCCGCGGCGTTCATCGAGCCGGGGGAATCGGCAGAGGTCGCGGGCAAAACATTTACCGCGGGCGCACGCCCGCTCAAAGTCTGTACTTCGTGGACCCCCCACGAGGCCAGTATGGTGCCCGTCGGCGCGGATTCCAATGCCGGGACGAGGGCGCAGAACCCGAAGCGCACAAAACAAGGAGGCACCACCATGGCCGCCAAAAAGCGCGAACAGGGCGTTGACGCAACTGAAGTCCGCGCCCCTGAGATCGACGAGACTACCGAACAGGCCGAGCCGGTCGCCGTGACGACGCGCGACAGCGCCCCGACGGCGCACGCCGACATCCAGGTTGACGAGGACGCCGTGCGCGAACTGGCCACCCGCCAGGAACGCAAGCGCATTGCCGACATCGAACGCCACTTCGAGCCGTTCGTGGACGTGCCCGGCGCCGCCGACCTGCTCGCCAGTGTCCGCAGCGAAGGCGCCAGCGTCAATGACGCCCGACTGCGCCTGCTCGAACTCCTCGGCACGCTCGACCAACCCGCCGAAGTCCGGCGAGTGGAAGTCAAAACCGAAGAGCGCGACAACCAGCGGGCTAACTTTGCCGCCGGCTTGGCCATTCGTTCGGGTATTCCCGGTCTGTGTGACGACGACGAGCGTGGCCGTGAGTTTGGCAACCGCCGGATGATCGACATTTGCCGCGCCATCGTTGGTCCGTCGGCATGGAGCATGAACGAAGTGGAACTGGCCGGGCGTGCGTTCTCGCACAGTTCGGGCGACTTCCCCTATATCCTCGCCAACGTCGCCAACAAGTCGATGCTCGCTGGCTACGAATCGGTCACGCCTACCTGGTCGCGCTGGTGCGCCACCGGCAGCTTGCCCGACTTCAAGACCGGTCATATCAACCAGTTGGCCGAAGCTGGCTATCTGAGCGAAGTCCAGGCTGGGGCCGAGTATCCCGAGCACACGTTCGACGAGAATCGCGAGTCCCGCACCCTGACCAAGTTTGGCAAGATCTTCGCGATCACCGAGGAAGCCGTCATCAACGACGACCTCGGCGCATTCACGCAGATCCCATCCAAGCATGGCCGGGCGTGGGCGCGGACCATCAACTACCAGGCGTACAAGCGCCTGCTGGCCGCGACGACCATGACGGACGGGTATGTCCTGTTCTCCGACGATCACAGCAACCTCGACGACAGCACCACCGAGATTACGACCGTCGACCACGCGTCGGCGGTTATTCGCGCGCTGTACCAACTGATGGTGGCGCAGAAAGACCTCGATGCGGTCAGCAATCTGAACATCATGCCGGCGTTCGTGTTGTGCGGCCACACGCTCAATCCGTATTTGGCTCAGGCCATCTACGAGGCGGGTCGTGGCGCGAACAACCGCGCGGTTGATGTCCAGCGCATGGGATTGGATCTCATCGTTGACGCCGAGATCGAGAATACCGACATCAACGGCGAAGACGACATTGTCGTGATGCTGGCCAACCCGGGCGACGCTCCGGTTGTCCAGATGGAGTTCCTGAACGGCAACGCTGCCCCGACGCTGAGTCGGCAGGATGGGTTCGAGATCGACGGCATGAAGCTGAAGGTCAAGGGATACTGCGGCGCGACCTGTGTTGACTATCGCGGCGGCGCGAAGTTCGACGTTGACTGAGCAAACTCACAGCCATAAGGAGGCTTAAGCCATGGCTACCAACAGATACAAGAGCGGCGAAGTGTGGGACTACACTACCGGCGCCACGTTCAGCAGCGGCGACGCTGTTGAGGTCAAGGCCGACGAACTTGTCGGCATCGCCCTGGATGACATTGCCAACGGTTCCGTTGGTCCGGTTGCGACGGTCGGCGTTTTCAGCGTCACCAAGGCAGCCGGTACCGCGTGGACCATTGGCATGGACATCTACTTTGACGGCACTGAGTTTGTCACGATCGCGACAAGCAACACCTGGGCCGGCAAGGCGTTCCTTGCTGCCGCCAGCGGTGCCGTTGCTGGTTACCTGGACCTCAACAAGGGGGCCGGGCTGGTATCGACCGGCGACATCGCCGACGAGTCGGTTACCACGGCCAAGATGGCTGACCTGGCGCGAGGCAGCTTGCTGTCTGGCCAGGGCGTGACCAATCACCCGACGGCGCTCGCCGCCGAGGGTGACGGCGAAATCCTCGTTGGTGATGGCACTGACGTTGCCGCGGTTGCCGTATCGGGTGACGTGACGCTCGCCAACACTGGCGCCGTGACCATCGCCGCCGAAGCGGTGACGTTGGCGAAGACCGCCGACCTGGCGCAAGGTAGTCTGATCTCCGGTCAAGGAAGCGACCGCCCCGGGGCCCTGGACGCCAAGACCGACGCGCAGATCCTCATCGGTGACGGCACCGACGTTGTCAGCGTCGCCGTCAGTGGTGACGCGACCCTGGCGAATACTGGCGCGCTGACCATCGCGGCGGCTGCGGTCGAAGCGACCATGCTTGCCGACTTGGCACAAGGCAGCTTGCTGTCTGGCCAAGCGTCCAACCGTCCGACGGCCCTGGACGCCAAGACCGACGCGCAGATCCTCATCGGTGACGGCACCGACGTTGTCAGCGTCGCTGTCTCTGGTGACGCGACCATCGCCAACACTGGCGCGGTTACCATTGCCGCGGCTGCTGTTGAAAACAGCATGCTTGCCAACTTGGCGCAGGGCAGTCTCTTGTCCGGCCAGGGCAGCAATCGCCCCGGCGCCATCGACGCCAAAACGGACGCGCAGATCCTTGTCGGTGATGGCACCGATGTGAACAGCGTTGCCGTCTCTGGTGACGTGACCATCGCGAATACCGGCGCCGTGACTATCGCTGCGCTGGCGGTTGAAACCGGCATGATTGCCGCTGATGCCGTTGACGCGACGAAGATCGCTGACGACGCCGTAAGCGCCGAGCACCTGGACGACGGAATCCTCCCGAGCCACGTCGTCAAATACGCTGGCGAATGGACATGGGCCGGCAGCGGCACCGGTCATGCCGAAACGGTCACCGGCGCGCTGGCTACCGACATCGTGGTTGGCAGCATTCAGACCGTGCCGAGCCAGGCTGGCTATCTGGTCAGCCTTGCCGTGACCGACAATACCGTGACCGCGACCCTGAGCGCGGCTAACTCCAGCAACGATGCCGTCATCAGCTACGTGGTTTACCGCGCGGTTGTCTGACGTTAACTCGCCCCGGTGGCCGGTTGCACCCTGCCCGCAATCTCCCGCCGGTCACCGGGGCACCTTTTTCCGACGGTGAACCGTGAGCACCTTTGATAGCCAATATGATAGAGCGATGCCGCAACTAGACGCGACGTTCGGGGAATCCTGGACGGATGGCGACGGCGCGCAATTCGTGGCTCGGCTGACGGCGCTCAAAAATACGTACGATCCAAACTATGGGCAAGAAGAGGGCGAAGACGGGCTGTTGCAGTGGTCGAGCGATGAACGCGCCGCGCTTATATCCGAGTCGATATTGACTCGCGTCGCCGATAGCAGCGCGTGGCAACTGGTGACCGGCAGCAGCTTACGCCACGGCCAATACGTGGCCGACGTGCGGCAGGTTTCAATGGTCACGATAGGGGGCTTGTAATGGGGCTAATGTCTTTACCCGCGTTGATGCGCACCATGATTGCTAACTCATCCACCTTCCAGACGTTGGTGGGCGAACCGGGCGACGCGACGGCAGCGGCTGAATATGTCTTTTTCGGGCGCGACAGTAGCGTACCGACCAGCGGCACCTTCGCCATTGTTGGCGATGCGCCCGACGGCGCGTTTGCACTGAGCGAACTAACCAGCGGCGCTGGTATTGCCAAATACAACTTGGGCCGCCGCGCCGAGTTTGTGCTGCGGCAACTGGTCGCCAGTGATACCGCCGCGGCGGCAACGACTTTCCGCGACAATTTCGGCACCATAATTCAGCATATATCCGCGCTTGAAGGCTCCAAGATCGGCGCCGTGGCAATGCCAGTATTTAGCGGCATCGAACACCGCATGGATTCGCCCGGCGCGTTCCGCATCTTGCAGGGCACCAGCAAGGGATACCAGCTACAGGCCATCTTCACCGACAAGGCATTCGCATGAGCGCAAATTTCGTCACAATCAAGCTACCCGACCTCGCGATACGTGGCGCTAAGGCCGCGTTCCGTCGGGCGATGTTGTGGACGTTTGAGCGGCATCGCAAGCGGTCGTTGGCGGCACATTTTATGGCCGATGCGCCCGACAAGTACGGCGGCGCGTACAAAACGCGCACGAATCAGGTACTCGGTACCTTCCGCGCGCGGTGGCTTGCTATGACGCCAGACCAGCGCCGCAAGTTCTTCGAGCGCCAACGCGAAGAGCGCCGTAAGGGTAGCGCGCTAAAGAGTTTGGGATCTGGCGATTCGTCTTTGCCAATGGTCGAGACCGGGCGTTTGCGCAAAGTCATCACGAAGACCGGGCCGATGAAGGTGGTCGTCGGGCGCAATGGCACGTATGCGCGGATCTCTGGCGCACCCTATTACCTGACGATGCAGCCAGCCGGCGGCATACGTAAGCACGAAGCGTTGCTACTGGTTACGCCAGGCGAGAACGCGGCGTTTACCCGCGACTTTGACACCGCGCTACAACGAGAGCTTAGATAAGGAGGCTCAATCATGGCCAATCCCGACAGATATCTTTTGACTACGGTCGAACTCGGTTCAACCGCCATCCCGGTCGCCAACGAAGTCCGTATCGCCAACGATGAAGACCGCACGGCGATCATGTCTGGCGGTCGGTTGGCCCCAAGCCTGTACCAGGCCATCGGCAAGATGCCGGTTTTGGGGTTCGACACGTCCAACCTTGAGGCTATCGCCAGCATCGACTGGACCTATTTTGCCGCCGGTCAAACGATCACCGAGGTTGCCGCGTATTTCCAGCAGTTCCAAGAAAATGCCGGGCTATTGGCCGCAAACTACGAAAGCTACGTATTGGGGCAAGGCATCCTGGCGCCGCAACGGTTGCAAATGAGCGAGTCCAGCCCGGCGATGTTGTCGATGTTGGCTTTCGGTCTGTACTCCAGCGGCACATGCTACACTGTCGGCACCGTTGCCAGTGTGCCCGCGACCGTCACAAAGCAGTATTTCCCGAAGTCCGTTGTTGTCGGATCCACCACGTATACCGAGGTCGTTGACGCCAGCGTGACCTGGAACTGGGGAGTAGATCGCGACGGCCAATACGAGCCGACTTATCTGATCTACAACGCCAAGCAGATCACCGCCAGTATCAC